CAAAATGTTCTTTGTAAAAATCGAAAACAACGAAGTAACCCAGTGCTGGGACACTCAGCCTCCGCGTGGCGAGTCAGGCTGGAAGTCAGCCATTGAAGTGCGCCCTGCTCTGACACCTAACCGTCAGCAGTACACAGCTCACAGCTTTGACATCACCAAAGACCCCGTAGAGATTGTCTGGGGCGTGGTTGACATCACTGCTGAAGACCGTAAGGGTGGACTGCGTTCTCAGGCTGCTGCTGCGTTCCAGCAGGTTGTGCAGGAAGAGATGCGTAAAGAGGTCGATGACTTCCCCGAAACTCAGTACAACGCTGCAACGGTTGATGCTGCTCGCATTGCCTTTGAAACCAAAGTGACTGCAATTAACGCAGCCACTACGCATGACGAGCTTGATGCGCTGTGAGACTGAACTTCTCGTATGACATGACACCATCGTGCGCCTACATCATTCGTGTTGTGGACAACGCTGCCTCTGAAGAAAAGGCCAAGCGGTGTGCCATGTCCTGCGAGAGAGCGAATCAGCCCTACGAGTTCTGGGATGCCTATGACGGTACGGGTGAGGGTATTAAAGAACCCAATCATCACAATGTCATCATGGACTGCATCAAGGTCACTGACCACTACCTGACCCGTGGTGAGGTAGCCTGTGCATTGAGTCACATTAGCCTATGGGCAAAGTGCGTACTTGAAGACAAGCCGCTGGTTATCCTTGAGCATGATTCATTGATGGCTAAACCCTACACGCAACACGCGGTGTTTAACTCCATCTGCTACTTGGGATCGCACGAACAGGTCAAGCTTGGCTGGCAGGTATCGGCTACGCCACCACACGCAACGGAGGGTGAGAATTACCACTTCCTATGCCGCGCACATGCTTATGCGATTGACCCGGCGGTTGCTAAGAACCTGCTGGCTTATGTGATAAAAATGGGCATCTGCACCTCCCTTGATATGCTGATTCGTGCTGACCTTTTCCCCATCCACCAGATGGGTGTCTACGCATACAACGTGTATGAGGCAAAAGAAGAGACAACGATCAAGGGCAGACCGTTAGAGGGCAGGGCAACCAAGCGCAACGATGGGCTGGTGGTATGAAGATTCTGGTGATGGGCTTACCCGGCTCTGGCAAGACAACCTTTGCCCGTTTCCTCGCTGAGTACTTCCGGTGTGTGCATTTTAACGCTGATGACATACGCGAGAACGTCAACAAGGACTTGGGGTTCAGCCTTGAAGATAGAATTGAACAGGCACGGCGCATGGGGCATCTGTGCAACATTGCTGGCCGCTGGGGTTCGACTGTGGTTGCTGACCTTGTGTGTCCAACCGAAGAGACCCGTGAGGCGTTTGGTGCTGACTTTGTCGTGTGGATGAACACCACCAAGCAGGGCAGGTTTGAGGACACCAACGCGATGTTTGTGCCGCCTGCACACTACGACTACCGAATTGATGACTTTGCGATGCAGATGACGCATCACGCCAAGGAGATTGCAAACCTGTGGACACAAAAAAGCGCAGCATCATCAAAACAATAACGTGGCGCGTAACCGGCAGCACAGCGACTTTTTTGATATCCTATGCCGTCTCTGGAAGTTTCACGGCAGCAGGAACGATAGCAACGATTCAACTGATTTCTAATACTATTTTGTACTACATGCACGAAAGAGCGTGGAACCGAGTAAGGAGCGTTTGATGGACTACCAGGTAATGTTTAACCTTGCTGTAACCGCTGCATCCTTTTTTGGTGGCTGGATACTTTCGCGCATTTATACAGCGATTGATCGTCTTGATGATGATGTCCGTGAAATCCCAAAAGCCTATGTTAGCAAAGATGATTACCGAGAGGACTTGCGCGAGATTAAAGACCTGCTCGGTGCAATATTTAAGCGTTTAGATAACAAGGCTGACAAATAATGCTTGATCCGGTCTCAGCCCTTGCCATAGCCACCAGTGCCTTCAATGTTATCCGCAAGGGTATCGAAATGGGCAGGGAGTTGGAAGACATGGCTGGGCAGTTGGGTACTTGGTTTGGCGCAGTTGCTGACGTTAAAAGTGCAGAAGAAGAAGCCAAAGACCCACCACTTTTCAAAAAGCTGATCTCAAGCGGGAGTGTCGAGCAAGAGGCATTACAGGCACTTGTAGCCCGAAAGAAAATCGAACAGCAAGAAAAGGAACTTAGAGAGCTTATCGTCTGGCGATGGGGTGTTGAAGAATACACTGCCATGATGCGTGATCGGACAAGGATTAAAGACACTCGCGCTAAGGCTATCCAAAATCAGCGCAGGAAGATGAGAAAGTTTATTGCAAACGTGCTGACGATTGTTGTGATACTCGGTTTAGTGGGTGCATTGTTGGCATTAATAATCGGCATTATTCAGAATCTGGGGTAACAGTTATGTTAAGTTTAATATCAAGTTTGATGGGTTTCGCTGCCGGTGGCCTGCCGAAGGTGCTGGATTTCGTCCAAGATCGCGGCGACAAGAAGCACGAACTGGCTCTGATGGCTATGCAGCGTGAGCGCGAGATTGCTCTGGCAAAGGAAGGCTTCATTGCTCAAGCCCGTGTCGAAGAGATCAAGACCGAGCAGATTGAGATGCAGACACAGGCGCAGGAAAAGCTTGCGATGTGGAAGCACGATATGAAGATCGGTGAAGGTGCGTCTACGTGGGTCATTAACCTGAGAGCCTCTGTGCGACCCGTGGTGACCTACATCTTTGTCGGACTTCTGGTGGTCGTTGACGTCGCTGGCATCTGGTATGCGTACTCAACTGGCGTGGCGTTTGCCGAAGCGATGGACATGGTTTTCAGCGACGATGAGATGGCTATCCTGGCCGCGATCATCAGCTTCTGGTTCGGCTCACAAGCGTTCAATAAAAAATGAATACGTCTGAGGCGGGTATCCAGCTAATCAAATCTTTCGAGGGCTGTCACGCCATGCCTTATAAATGCCCCGCTGTGCTGTGGACGGTGGGGTATGGCCGAGTGCTGTACCCAGATCAAGCGCGGTTGAAGAACGACGAACGAGCAAGCTACCCACTGAGAACTGAGCATAACAGGACATTTTCCGGTGATGAAATTGACGCGCTTCTTGCGGCGGATTTACAACGCTTTGAGGCAGGGGTACTACGACTATGTCCTGCTGCTGCTGATAATCAGTGCCATCTTGACGCGCTGGTCAGCTTTGCGTTCAATGTGGGGTTAGGGAATCTTCAGTCTTCCACCCTAAGAATGAAGTACAATCGCGGCGACTACGATGGCGCAGCAGATGAGTTCCTCAAGTGGACTAAAGCTGGCGGCAAGGTACTCAATGGCTTGGTCAGGCGCAGAGAAGCCGAAAGAGCTTTATTCTTATCTGGCGGCTAGTCTATCAAGTATTTCCTGAACTTCTTGCTGGGCTTTATCGTGACGCTCCTGCAACGATAACTGTAAGTCGCTACATAGTGCCATGATTGACCCGCTTTCGTGTGGAGCGCAGCACAGGACGCTTCCAGATGGGTAGGTAACAAACTTCATCGCGGCCTCGGACGTTTCTTGTGAAAAGCAATGTTGTCGTCATTGTAAAAACCGGCAGGCCAGTTATTCGTCCCATCTACTGCAACTGATTCACCAGGCTGGCGCACATCAATTTTATTTCCGGCAGAGAGATACATCTTGATGTCTAACTCAAGCCTTTCCTTAATTTCTTTTTCCACCTTCTGATATTTCATCACGTTTCATTTGCTCCAGTATCTCGATCAGTTGTGCTTGGTCAGGCTTTGGGCAGTCACCTTCTGGCATTACTATATAACCTTTTCTGATTTGCCGGTGATTGATTGGGCAATAGCCTCGCGCATTATTGTTCTCCAAGCGGTACGCTGGGCAGTCGAAACAGGTTTTCATTTTCGATCAACCTCCGCTTTAAGATTGTTATTTCGGTTCGCGTCTGATCTTTGTAAGTGACACGTTGCTGATCTTGTTTCTGTTCAATAGCGTACAGTAAAAACTCTGAGTCTAGTATCACGATAACCGCACTCCCACCACAATGATGATGACAGCCAGCACAATTATAGTACCGCAGATAATGCTCGCCTCTTTAAGCATCCGCTTTGCCTCAGCTTGCCGCTGCTGTCTCATCCTAGTTACTGTGTCAATGACATCTTTCATCTTGCCACCTCTCGCGGCTTTCCGGCTCCGCACTCATGTGCTTGGTACTCAGTGTGTATGTCACCGACCCTATGTATGCCATCCGCTTTGCGCTGCTTGGCATCAATGTCAATCAGCCTCTGGATGTCATCACTGCGTTGATAGCGCGATCCGAGAGTGCCGATTAAGTAACCTATGGCTGTGCCAATTATTAAGATTATAAGCTCCATCACTCACCTCCCTTGCCTGCGTACAAACACGCGATCTTGACCCGCAGCATTTGATCCAGTTATCTCTCTTATTTCGCCGGTTTCAACGAGGTAATCAAGACAAGCCAGCATAGTCCATGAATCGCCTGTTACATTGCTTATCGCTTCGCCTGACCGCACCGCGCCAGAAAGTTTAAGCTTTTGATCCACAGAGTCCCTGACCGCCAACAGCATTTTTATGCCTGACTCTGTAAACAGGCTGTG